TTGGCCCCGGTCGAGCGGACCCGGACCAGGGAGCGCACCGGAGACATCTCGGTGATGCCTTTTATGATCTCCTTCACATACTCTGGAGGCGCCAGGTAGCCGCCGGTCGTGTCGTTCTGGATCGAGAGCGACTTGCATTCGGCCTCGACGTCGGCCAGCACCTTGCGGTGCTCGTCCGAAAGCGGCGTTCCCCCCATCGAAGACAGGACCGCCGCGCGCGCCCAGGTCGCGTGTGTGGCCTTGCGCTGCAGTTTGAGGTCTTCGCCGCCGACAAGGGGCCGCTTGAGCTTTAGTTCCAGCCTGTCGATGGTCTCGCGAAGCTCCTGCTCGCGCTCGACCGCGGCCTTGGCTTCCCGCGCGATGGCCACCAGCTTCTGGTTCACCTCTTCGGTCCGGGCGAGGTCCGCCTCGATCTTGCTGAGCTTATCGATCGTCAGGGGATCGGCTGCCCCCTTCTTCTCGATCTCCGCCAGGCGCTGATCATTCGTCTTCTTGAACTCCTCGAAGCCCGTCATCAGCGGGTCGACGACCTTCTTGACCTCGGCGGCGACGCTTAGACCGCCATCGTCCTTGCGCTCCATGCGGCGCTGATTGCCCATATTCATTGTCCTGTCCTTCGGTTCAGGGGGAGAAAACGCTGGCGGCACGGTCACGCAGGCTCGCCAGCTCCTTCGCCGTCCCGCCCTCATCCCGAGGGGTCGGATTGGCCTTGTAACCGCCGCTGGCAATCGCCTTGGCAGCGGCAATCGAGAACCCGCCTGCATCCCGCAGGAAGCTCTCGAAATCTCTAATGGTCTTGATGTTCTTCGACGCCTTGGCGTCCTCGATCCCGGCCTGATCGTTCATGCCCCACAGCACGGGGCCCACCTCGTACAGGTCGAGCTTGCTGATGGAGCGGAAGGTCTCACCCGCCAGCTTCCCGTAGGAACTTTCCACGACCGAGTAGGTGATCGACATGGCATCAATGGCCTCGGCCATCATGCCTTCGTGCAGGGTGCGGCCGCGGTCGGTGTCCAAGGCGATCAGCTGGCCCTCGACTCGGAGGCCGTGGTCGTCCTCCTCCATCCCGGTCCAGTAGCCGATCGGCAGCAGGTCCTCGGACGACATGCCAAGGCCGTGATGCCACAGCATCTTCGGCATCTTGGCTTTGGCCTTCCACTCCGCGAGCGTGTCCCTAAAAGCGCCTTTGACGATCACGTCGCCGCCGTCGTCGATGTTGTCGAATACCGCGCCGTAGCCGGAAAAGGACCCTGGCTTCGTGTCGCTCGCGAATTTCAGCTCGAACGGCCGGGTGGTACGCAGCATGTCAGTTGCCTCCAGGCGGTAGCGGCGCGGCGCGTTCGGCCTGCGTGCTCATGTTGAGGGGCAGAAGCGGCTCGCCCAGTCCCTCGATCGGGTTCAGATCTTCCAGCCGCCGCGCCTCGTTGCGCGTCAGCCAGCCATTGGTGATGCCGCTGGCATAAAAGGTGGCGCGCGCCGCGTTGTCGCCACGCAGCAGGCCCTGCATGGAAAACTTCGCTAAAATGTCGTCCTCGTCGGGGAACAGGTCGCGTGCCAACGACTGCTCCCAGTTCTCGATCCACGGATTGAGCGTGTGGATGACGTGGGCGAGAAAGAACGCCTCGGCCGATGCAAACGTCGCCGTCTTGTCGGCGTAGCCCACCATCTGCGGGAACACTTTCAGGTCGCGACAGATCTCCTCGATCTGGAATCGACGGGTGTCCAAGTGTTCGGCATCGACACCCTTCATGCCGAGCGGCGTCCAGGTGCTGTCCATGTCGAGCACGGCCGTCTTGAAGCGGTTCGCCAGCCCGCCCTGGTACTGCGCCCAGGACTCCTTCAGGCGGGCCCGAGCAGCATCGTCCAGGGAGCCCTTCACGGATAGCACGCCGCCTGGCTGCGTGCCGTTGGCATGCAGCGCCGCATGCGTCTCCTCTGTCGCGATGGCCAGGCCCACCGCCTCGCGCGCGACCTGCAGGGCGTCGAGGCCGGCGACGCCGGTCCAACTGGGGCCCCGCAGGTGGAAGACTTCTTCGCGCGACAGGGCCGTCGTCAACCCATTCGGGCCTGTCAGCCGGTAGGTCAGCGTAAAATCACTGGCCTGGTCGATCGTATAGCTGCCGGGCACCAGCGGGATCAGCTCCCGCGGCACACCCCGGATGCGGCCGATGTAGGCGCAGCCGTTCCCGAGCAGAACAGCATGAAACATCATGACCTGGCGGAACTCGAAGGAGGTCATCCACCCGTTGGGCCTGCGCGACAGCAGCCGGTAGGTCGGATGATCCTTCGCCAGCTCCTTCGAGCCGTCGACCTTCTCCCGATAAACTTTTAGCGGCACCTGCGCGATGCCGTCGGCCAGGACCCGCAGGCAGGCGAACACCGTCGAGACTTTTAGCGCGCTGTCGACGTTTACCGACACGCCGGCGCGCGAGTTCTGCTGGCCGAACAGCGCCGACCAGGTCAGGCCGGATACGTCGGCCGCCTTGGTCTCGCGGCGCCGAAGGCCCGAGGCCAGGGAGCTGAACAATCCCTCCATCAACCGGCCGCGCGGTTGCCGAGCGCGATCAGCAGGGTGCCGACAATCAGCAGGATGCCACCGGTGATGAAGCCGGCGGGCGGGTAGATAAGCCAGGCTCCGTAGGAGACGAGGCCGACACCGCAGAGGCCCGCCAGATCGCGGACAAGACTGGGCACCGCCATTGCGATTGTGCGCACGGCCGCAGCAAGCAGCTTCATCATGGCTTCCTCTAGGGGCGCGAGACTATTGCTCGACTGGAGATAGGGTCGGCACGTCGCATTGAACGCCGTAATCAGCTGGGCGATCTTGCTCGCGCCAGAGGGAGTATCCATGCCGACCGACAAGCCGACCGATGTTGAGTTCACGCCATTTGCCGAAAACGGCGGCTTCATCGCCCACAACGGACCCTACTACTGGGCCAAAGAACCCTCGGGCGAGTTCGTCTACGGTTTCCAAAGCGACACCCGCCACGGCAATCCGAATGGTGTGCTGCACGGCGCTGCCGTCACGACTTTCGTGGACACGTTCCTGGGCCATGCCGTGGTCACTCAGACCGGACGCCTCTGCGCCACGGTGGCCCTCAATGTTCAGTTCGTGGCCGGCACGCCGGCCGGCGGCTGGGTTTCGGGGCGGGCCCGGCTGCGCAAACTCACGCGCACCATGGCATTCCTCGATGCCGAGGCCAGCGCCGGAAATAAGCTGCTGCTGACCGCGACAGCGATATTCCGAGTATTCGACGCACCATCGGCTGGAGCCCCGGCGCAATAAACGGGCCTCGCGAGCGGTCCTACAAAACAAGCAGCTCACGCGATCGTAGATAGGACTGGCCAGTGGCCTGAGGGTTCATGGCCATCAGGGCAACCGCGTTGAATGCCGCCATGAGCGGATCGATCTTGGCCGTGCCCGAGGCTTGCTTGGTAATGGCGATCGCATTGCCCCTTGGTTCGACCTTCGCGTTGCCCACCGCCCACGCCATCAGTCCCGTCCCGCCATGAACCAGCGTGCCGTCGGCCAGCTTGCGTTCGGCAGTCTTGATCGCACCGGTGAGCTTCCAACCCTGCGTGATGCCGACCACCCGGTCGTTGCCGGCAATTCCTACCTCCGCCAAGGCGTCCACGATGGCGCCGACGCCAAACGGATCGAGGCCGACCGAGCCCAGCTTGCCGCTCTCGTCGATCCGCTCGGCCAGGGCCGCGATCTCGGCGATGTCGTCGCCCAGGTTGGTGACGATCCCCAGTTCGCCAGCGGTTTCGAAGTCGCGGAGCACCGAAGCCTCGCCCTTGCGCCGGTCGAGCACTGAGCCGTGCGCCCACGCTCGGGACCACAGCAGCCAGTGCCGGGTGATCCTGTCCCGTCCCAGCACCGCGAGGCCCAACAGATCGTCCAGGCCGCCGCCGTCGATGCCGATTACCACCACCTCGCTCCGCTCGAGCAGAACCTCCAGGCTGAGCGTCCTGTCGGCCGCCCGCTGCCAGAGGTCGGCGCCGACCCAGCGATCGGAGCGCAGCGCCAAGCCGATTTCGATATTCAGGTGCTGGGACGCCCAGCGAATAATCTCGCCCTGGCCCTTGGCCTTCGCCTGCGCCCAATCGTCTTCCAGCCGCTTGATCGTGACCGACCGGTCGCGGTTCGGTGTCACCATCCACCACTTGCTGGAATCCTGCCACGCCGGCGGGTCGGCCGTGTCATTGGCGATGTCCTCGGGGAACTCGTAGAGCACCGGGAGCATCGCTCCCTGGGCCTTACCGTCCCGGATGGCGCGCGCCACCATCAGCTCGGTTCGAAACGCCCCTCGCGGCGGCTCGTCCGACTGAGTCGTGATGAACACCAGGAATCCCTCGGGGTTAGGCAACAGCCCGCCCCGCAGCTGGCCGATGATGCGCTCGGCCGCCGCGACCTTGGCGATCTCGTGCAACTCATCCAGCAGCACGCCGGTGGGCTTCACGCCGGTCAGCACCGTGGTGTCGAACGCCTTGATTTCCAGCGTCGCCTTGGTCCGCCGATCCGTGATCTTCCGCAGATGCTCCTGCACATGCAGGCGCTTGCGGAGGAACCCGTCCGGATCCTTGTCGACCATGCCTAGCGCCTGGCTGAAGGCGATGTGCGCCAGCGATACCGTCGGCGCCACCAGCAGAAACTCGGCCCGCGGCCGCTCGTTCATCAGCAGCGTCGTCACCATCAGAGCCGCGGCGTAGCTCGTCTTGCTCGACTTCTTCGGCGCCAGCAGGAAGAGCTCGCGGATCATCCGCTCCTGGGCGATCGGATCGAACGACCCGTGCAGCGCACCTACAAGCTCGCGGAACCAGTCGGCCCCCGCCTCCGCCAGGGCCGGCGTGCCGACTACGTCAGGCAGGCGCAGCTTGTTGAAGATCGCGATCGCTCGGTTGGACTGAGCACGGTTGAGGTGCGGCAGCTCCGGCAGCAGCGATCGCCCGGTCCGGATGCGCTCTCGCCAATCCGGTACGGCCAGCGACCACGGCTCCATCTCAGTTGACCAGCTGGCCCCACTCGTTGCCATTGCCCGCAGTGAGGGCGTCGTGTTCGGCCGCCTCCTTCTTGCCCAGCGGCTCCTCCACGCGCTTCGGCGCGTACTCCGACCAGCCCGCCCGCACTTTTAGCCAGAAGATCGCAGCCGACAACCCTTCCCGGGTCGGCTTGCACGCCATGCTAAAAAGGTTCTGCGCCACCTTGGCCGTGGCCTTGATGCTCCCCAGTTCGATCTGGTCGGCGTAGTGGAAACGCAGCGTCTTCGGGTCGATGCCGACCAGGCGGGCGATCTCGTCCTGGGGGATGCCGAAGCCCGAGAGCGATTCCACGAGGTTGCAGGTCTCATCGGTCGGCACATGCGGGGGTCGGCCGCGTCCAGAGCGGGTCACGTGCTGGTCCTCTGTCAAAAAAATTGCTGAATGCCGGGAAGGCGCTATCCTTCGACTATGTCTCCAGCACTCGATTCGCCTCAGGCCCAGACGCCTTCGCTGCCAGCGATCGCGTGTCCCGTTTGTTGTGGTGTAATCGACGGTGTCGTCCCAGCTGCCAAGCCGATGAGCGCCGCTAAGTTCGATGACTGTCTTCGACGGTGCGAGAAGTGCGGCGTTGGGGTCTCGAACACCCGTGGCGAGAATCCAACCTTTATCTATCGCGATCCGTTGGCGAACATTCCAGCGGAAGCCCGGTCGGGCGCGCTGCTGGTCCTCGGCCAAGCACTCAACGTGCACAGCCGAATCTCAAAGCTCCGCCGGTTTGGCTTCTCGACATCCGAAGACGCCATCACCTGGGTTGTCTTTTCGTATCTGCTAACGTCTGGTCGACTTGTTGCCGCACTCGGAAACGCAGGAATCCTGCCGAGTGCGACGACGGACGTAAGTCCGACGCTGCTTCTTTGGGGATGTCCTCTCGGAAACCAGCCCCGCGGAAGGATGATCGCGGAACAGCTTGCCACGCTATGCGATGATCTGGGCGAGGACAATAAGCGTCGGTCAGAACCGGACGTCGTCGTCGATCTGGGTGAATCCGGACTGATCTTCATCGAAGTCAAGCACCAGAGCGGCAATGATCGTCTGCCGCCCGACTCTCCGAAGTGGTCACGCTACAGCTCGCCTGGGCGGTTGCAGTGGCGATACGACGAGGTCAAGCAGTCTGAATGTTACGAGTTGGCGCGCAATTGGTGCCTCATGAAGGGACTTGCCGGAAACCGACCAGGCACCCTGGTCAATCTGGGTCCTCCGAGGCTCTTCGCAGGTTCGGAGGGGGCGCGACTGGATAGGTTCGCGCGCAGCCTTAACGCAGACGAGCAATGCCGATTCCAACGACTCACGTGGACAGATTTTCTCCGCTCAGTGATCGACGTTACTCCCGAGTGGTTCACGCGCTTCTGCAGCGAGGACCGGCACCTATTCGAACGCTGATGGCGCCACACAAAGCCACTCACTTCCGCAGAAGCAGCTTGGCTACCACCGCGACGGAGCTGTTCTCGTACCCGCCCTTGGACATTCTCTCCAGGTTTTCCTTCAACCAGACCTCGTCCCAAAGCAGCCACCCGTTCCTCTCGAAGTGCTCCTTCAGCAGCAGCCGGTCCTTCTCGCGAACGATCTTGCCGCACGCCAACGCGAGCTTGATCACTGGGTCCTCACGGATCAGGCCCCGCTCGACTAGCTGCTGGCGCAACCGACCGGTTACGACGTCGCGCAAGCTGGTGTCGTTGAACAGCTTGAATCGGCTCGCTATCTTTAAATCCGTGCCATCGAAGGCTCGATACTGGACACCCAACGAGTCCAGATAGCTCTTGCACTCGACGATGAGTAGTTCGTTACGCTTGCCGCTGTAGCCCACAACGTCAATCTCCCACCTGGGAGACGATGGCCTGTTGATTGCGAGCTTGTCATCTTTCGTCAGTTCCACCTTCAGGGACGTCTGGATCCAGTAGCCCTTTTGCCAAAGTATCTCACTGACGACTGTCTCGAACGCATCCATCCGCAACTCCCAGGCGATCGGAACGAGCATCAATCACTACCACCGGAGCATTCTCCGGTCACATTTCTACCTCTCAACCGCCTCTGCCTTGAGCCCTGACAGTTCCTCCCAGCGCCGAACCACTAC